TCTTCCATGACCAGCTCTGCCACGATACCATCGGTCAAAATAGCCGGGGTAGTGTCGTGCAAGCGAGCGTAGAGCCGATACTTGCCATGAAAGGCGGCCTTCCAGGGAGTAATGAACATCTCCACAGCGTATGCCTCGCCGACATCGATCGGCAGCACTCCCCGAACCACGGCAGCCTCTTCCACATCATCGCTCACAGCCGAAGACAAAGAAGCGAGCAACCCCGGCTCCGCTTCTGCCCAGCTGGCCAGTGACCATACGCTGCCAAGCTCCGGCTCGTCAAACTCGTCTATCCAAGACGCATACCCGTCATCAAGGACTAGGTTCATCTTGGCCAGCATACGCACAGGACTGCCGGAGCCCATGATATCATCATGAGACTTCAGCAGGCCGGGGCGGCTGCCGCCACGTTCGCGCCTCTCGATAGAATCGAAAGGACGCACGTTCATGCAGTCCATGGAGGCGTAAGGGGGCTGCTGCCGGTACGAAGCCCGACGATTCAGCCCCCCCAAGGGAAACCCCAATCTGATTGGTTCCGCCTTACCCATTTTGCCTTTCTCTCCTACGCAACCGTGATTGCGTTGAAATCACACGAAGTTACGGACCCTTCGTTCACGTACAGGGCGGTTCCGTTCCCGCCATCTGTGTGCATGAACAGGCACCCGCACTCATACCCAGCCGTTGCGTCGGTCGGGACCGTGATCCCGTGCGCCCGGAGAAGCCCAGTGACTTCGTCGGCCTGCGGAGGCTGGACTTTCAGTAAACTTGCGATTCTGCTCAGCATCTCAACTGTCCTCCCATTCTTGGACAGCGCCGTTGATTTCCCTCCGCGCTGTCTTGATGTCATCTTCCGTTACGGTCTCGCCATTTTCAACCCGCTTCGCGAGATCGGCGATCTCTACTGCCACGCCCACGCCTTCGGCGACAAGCCTGACGATCAACATTGCGGCTGCGATGTTCATGGGGCTCTCTCCTGTACTTGCGTCTTCAGTGCTATCAGTTCATCGAGAGCCCGAAATACTGCTCTGGCGATATGCGGCCGAGCTTCGCCGGCCAGTACTGCGGCCTCCCACTCCTTAAGGTAGTCGTCTACCTGATGGATTCCAGCTGAAACGATCGCGACCTCTTCGTTGCTGAAGAGCTTGGCTGCCTTCAGGGACGCGAGGCCCCGGACAACCGAAGAGAAAGACTTCTGCGCTGCAAACAGCTGCGCTTTCGGGTCATTCTGAATGACCCTGCACCCGGCAGCCACCATTAGCCCCAGCAGAACCAACATCGTAAACATCGACCATCGAATCTGTTTCATTTTGCTCACTCTCCTTTTCACTTTTCAAGCAACCCCAGGACCCTGCTAACCTTATCGCCGATTTCATTTATCCTCTGGTCAACGCTTCGTATCCATTCCAGCCTGTTCCGACACTCTTCGCGCATGGCGTCGAGCCGTGCCTTCAGCTCAGCGAGATTGCGCTCTTGTGCTATCACCTTGAGCGCCAGCCATCCCCACGCCGTAGCATGAATTGTGACCAACGCCATCATATCGGAATGTGCGGCAAGGAACTTCACTACCAGCTCTCCCCCTTGTAGTCGATTGGGTACGACGATCCCCAGCCCCTACGGGGGGTCCTTGAGATCATGTTATCGTTTTCGCCCATGGCACCGAAATGCTTGGCTCCCGCCTGCCGATCTCGCTTGACGGCCGCAGCCAGCAAGCGCGTAAACTCGTCCCAGTACACGCCACGCTCACCGTTCGCTCTCTGCTCTGCTATCGCCACACAACTTGACTCCAGCACCGGGGCGTACTTCATGCCGCCCAGGGGATACGGAGCAGCAGCAGTCAGCTTCCCGCTGAAGGTCTCATACTTATACGTCAAGGTATAGGCATCGTCAGGAGTAGGGTAGAACATGATTTCTTGCCGTTGCCCTGTCGTGCCCGTTCCGTCCTTGTACCGTGTGGCAGCCATCTCCGGCCGGCTATTGGTGCTATCGGCCTGAAGGCGAGCGAGGATCAGCCCCTGTCCAACCAGCGGGATAGGGTAGCAATGGACCTCGGGCTCAAACGTCAAATCACCAATCAACCGGCTGAAGTCGTCCGGTAGATCCACCTCTCCCTCGCCTGAAACTGTGACCAGGGTCGTGGTCGGCCTCATGAACGACCATTCATAGCCTGATTCGATTCCTTCAACGGCCGGGGGAAAGTAGAACTGACGGACGCCAGCCTGAATGTACTCATCGATCTGGCTTGTCTGCGCGGTTGTCCACGCTGAAGAGTCCCGGCCGTAGCCGAGATATCCGCCAACGGTAGCACACAGGTCGTGATAAGCGATTGACAGGGTTGACTCTGACACCTTGACGGACTCCTTGAGAAACCGGGGAAGGTGGGATAGTCCACCCTCCCCGGAGTCCTGATATCAGGTTACGCGGCCGTCGCGCCGCTGATAACCAACTCGCGCCAGATGCCGTCCCATTGCAGGATAGCAATCTCGGCGGCCGCATGGAAAACGATATTGGCCAGTGCCGTCGCGCCATCGGCCTGCATGCCGCCAGTCGCAAGAGTCACCTTGGCGTCATTGGTTCCGAGGGTTCCGAGGCAATAGAAGCCCTTCCTCTCTCCGTACATGGTCCCGTCCGCCAAGGCCCCATTGGCGTCCGCCGTGGCAACAGTCACACCACCGTTGATGTACGTGAAGCCGCCGACCATATACGTCATGACCGCAGCGCCGCCGTCCTCGGGGGTCGCTACGATTTCCTGAAGTCCGGACTCTTCTCCATCGAGAAGCCTCGCCAGACATTTGGGGTTGCCGTTCATGACGTAGTACGAGCACAGGAGCGCTCCGGCCGGCGTGGTATCCACGCAGGTCTCCGTGAGAACTACGATTGTAGAACTCGTAACGCTGGAGATGACGTACTTGCCGGGAACAATTTTTCCCGTACCATCGTCTTCGCCGGCAGTGATGACAAGGATGTCACCAGCCGCGGCGGTTGCGAACTGAGCGTTACCGGCCGTGAGAGTCAGACCGGAGGTCGCCACGGACCCCGTTCCGTCCGTCTCTCCGCCGATCTGTCCGCTGGCGTTGGTCTGCGCCGGGATAGCCGACCCGCGGCCGGGGAAGCCGGCCAGCGTGAAGCGCCCTGCATCGGCTCCTACCGAACAGGTAATCATGCCAGTACCGACAACGACGTCGACGCCGATGGCGATTTGGCAGATGCTTCCGGGCTCGTTAATCTCAATCAGCTGACCGCTGGCATGGGCGGAATAGTCGCGAGCTGCGACACCGGCAAAGTTGCGGTTGTTGGTTGTGGTCGGGCGCTCGACGTGATTGAATCGTCGTGCGTCAGCTTCCGTTGGGGTTCCGTAGTCCGAATTGTAGCACACGCCTTCGCCCTGGAGGAGGGCGTCGGTCCCTTCGTACTGCACCCATTGGGTGAAGGTACGAGAGAGTGCTCTGGGAGCGTTGATGCTTCTGTCAGGCATTGTCAGATTCCTTCCTTGGTTGTTGTCGCCTGTTGATCATGTCGGCGGCTATTCTTAGCCGTCGACATGGAATACCGCCTGCCGCCGAGGATCGGTGCAGACCATATTCAGGGTTGCGTCAAGATCCACGCGCCGGACAAGATGCTTGTTGGGCACCATGTACGGAGCCTGAAGGTTGTTCTCCCAGCCTTCCAAGACGCCGACCGCCAACCACATCCAATCCAGCATGTACACCGGATTCTGAGTGTCGTTGTCGAGATACGGCGCGTACGAGAGCGGCGTCCCTTTGAACAGGGTCCGGCCGTCTTTCGCGGCCAAGTCGTTTCCGAGACTCATGTTATTGGCCTCAAGGACCTCTTCCATAAGTCCGATGACGGTATCATTGGTATAGATGCCGTTCTTGGAGCCGCCGACCTTGGGGGTTGCATGGGAGACAGGAGACCGGAATTTGATCTGACGGGCAGCCCGCCGCATCTTCCGGATCAAGTCTTCCTTGGTGATCTTCGTGTACGCGGCCGTGTAATTCGCATACCGAGCATAGGTTCCGGTCGAGATCCCGCCACGTCCAGCAGTAAAGCCGGCCGGGTTGGCACCGTAGAATCCTTCGGTTGCGTTCTTCACAATCCAGTACCCAATGCCGTACGGGGTACGTTCGTCGGTCGAGTCCGTGGGCTTGCCCCACAGGGTTTCCTCAAGATACTCGAACCACGCAACCATCATGGCCACGTATTTCGTTTGAATCAGGTTCACGATTGCGGTTCCACCACGCTGAAACGCCTTCTCGCGCAGATCGTAGATGTAATGCGCGTTGACGTGTCGCGGAGCGACTTCGCCCTTAACCATGGTATCACCGATGCTCGACCCGTCGTCCTCATAGAGTCCAACGGCGCGAGCCGAGTGATTATGGTCCATCTGGTACTCGGTTTCCCAGTTTTCCCCGCCAGCGAATTTCTTCTGACGGGCCTTCCACATCTCGCGGACGGCGACGTGATCTATAAGATCAGTCTGCATGTCCACAAATGCGCCTCTTTTGATCAACGTGTTCTGAGTCAACAGAACAGCATCATCAATGTCACTGAATGCCAATCCGGGCATGATAAAGACTCCCTATGGTTTTTAGGTCTCGCCGAAGAATTTCTTGTCGATCTCTTCGGCGGCCTCTTCTTGTGCTGTTTTCGTCGGTTTACTGCCTTGTCTTTTTGTCGGCCTGCTCGTATGCTTTTCGCCCCGCTCGGCCAGCTTCTTTTTCACGGGACCAAGAACATCCTTCACGGCCTCTGCGAACAGAACCCCCCTCTCGGGAACGTCCTGCCCGATCGCGTGATACCCGGCAGCCAAGAAACTCATCCGGTCGGCCAGTTCGCCGCGCTTCTGGAATTCGGCGCTGTCAGGCTTGATATCCTGCCTACCGCCTTTTCCGAGAATCGGCTCAACCTCTTCTCCCAGCTTGGCGATTTCGCCATCGAACCAGAGCGTACCCTCTTCAACGGCTCGTGCCTGCTCTGCTTGCTTGGTAGCTTCGGTCTCTTTTCCGGCCGCACCCTTGAGTTCCTTGATTGACTCGTGTTGCGTTCGGATCAGCTCTTTCAAGCCGTTGAACGTCTTCACGAGCGCGGGATCAAACTCGTTCGGGTCCAAGTCAGGGATACCAGCGAGCGGATCTTTCTCGCCCTCTTCGCCCTTCTTTGCGCCCTTCCCTCCTTCTCCTTCTCCGCCCTGGGCCTTTTGCTCCAAGGCAGAAATCGTCTCCTCAAGCGCCTCCACGCTGGCAAACCCCTTCACTGAGCTCGCGGGCAAGCCAGCCGTGATAGCACGAGAGATCAAAGCGTCGTCAATCGCGTCCAGAGCCAGGGGCTTAGGGGCCGCGGCTGCCGCGGCCTTGGCCGCTTCGGCTACCTTGACTGCTTCGGCTGCTTCGGCCTCCTTGACCTCCTCAGCCGCCTTGGTCTCCTCTTCCCCTTCTCCCTCGCCCTCGCCTTCACCCTCTCCGGTTCCTTCGCCCTCTCCGGTTCCCCCGCCCTGTTCGCTTTCGGCCTTGCGGACGGCTTCGGCGTCACTGGCGATAACGTCGGCCGCTGCGACGATCTCTTCGCTCAGGCCGCTGTCGACATTCGCGCTCAAAGCGCTGTCGATCTTTTCGATCTCTGATGTGGTGGTTTTCTTCTCGGCAGGCATGTGGATTCTCCCTAAATGAAACTTTGTCGATCAATCA